GCAGCAGTCGCAGCAGTCGCAGCAGCAGCAGTCGCCGGTCCAAGCACAGTAGCAACCAGCGTATCCAATAAATTGTTTGTCGGTGTCGGTGTCACCGCCTCTTGCTCAGCAAACATACCAGATCCTGCCGGCAAATCACGGAAAGTTCTCACATGCTTCTCCGTTAAAAATCGCACGCTTGCGTTTGCGTATGTCGTTAACTCCTGATCCAATAACTTGAGCGCATACGGTACCTCAATTTGACTAAATGTTGTACGCGACTTCTTCACCGGCAGTACCAAACCCAGAGTGTCCGCCGTCTCGCCCTGATAAGTAATCGGTCCATCACATGTTGGGCATACAAACAACTTCTGCGCCTCATTATAAATTGGAATCGTACCACAACCATTACATATCCAAAATGTTGTACCATCCGACCGCTTCATCATAGATTCCTGTAAGAATTCCGTGACACCGTGGGCAATGAGCGCATCGCGTTCCATCTCACCAATACGCATACCACCCTCATTGCCACGACCGCCCGTGGGCTGATGCGTACGAATCTCCTTGCGACCCGTTGAACGGCTATTAATCTTATCCTGTGCCAAATGCTTGAGACGCATAAAATAGAGTGGTCCCATAAATACGGAGGATGTAAACATCTTACCCGTAATACCGCTGTATAAGATTTCCTCACCCTCACGATGAAATCCCATCGCTTCTAACGCATCGCCAATTGCCTTAAACGACTGTTCATCGTTCATAAATGTTGTCGCATTCATCTTTGCGCCCACAATTGCTCCTAACTTGCCAAATACCTGCTCTAACAACTGCGCAATCGTCATGCGGGACGGAATACAATGGGGATTCACCATTACATCCGGCACCAGACCATCCGCAGTCCGTGGCATATCCTGGGCATCTAACATCATGCCCATGGTGCCTTTTTGACCGTGGCGGCTCGAAAACTTGTCGCCCAACTCTGGTACACGCTCCTCCATAATCCGCACGCGCACCAGCCGCATACCGTTCGCCATGTGGAGCACGGCAACCTTGTCCACGCGACCGGTTGTAAACACCGTCGGCACCAGCGACGCATCGGTCACCTTGCCCGTGTCTGGGCTCGTCAAATACATGCCCACCAGCACCGACTTATCGTGAATACGCACGCCTTCACGAATAATACCGTTGTCGTCAAGCGCCGAGTAGTCGTAGCCCGGTTTGAGATCCGTCCACGCAAGCACAGTACGAGGATTGCCAATTCGGTACACCGCCTTCGTAATTGGATCCACCTCCTCCGTTGCCGTGTATGACCGCAGGGCGATGCTGCGGAATAGTCCGCGTTCAATGCTTGTTCGGTTGAATAGGATACCGTCGTCCTGATTATAGCCGTTGAACGAATTAATACAGAAAATAATATTGCTGCCGTAGGGCATGGCGCCACCTGCGACCGCCTCATGAACAATTGTTCGTGCTAGCGCACCCTCACCGTAGCATAGCATTGAGCCGTATGTATCAAAGCGATTCTCGTAATTTGTCGCATAATATCCAATCGCCTGTTTGCTCTGTGAGCAACTCAGTTGATTACGCGGCGACTGATTGTGATTCGCAAACGGAATCATACTCGCAAGGAGTCCCATGAGCGTTGCGGGATGAATCTCCGCATGCGTGTGCTGCGGGGTTAAGTCCGCCTTATTGCCGTACCAACTAATGTACGCTTCGTTACCCTCGTAAGGATCAACATACTCAATTGCGCCGATATAAGGAGCGAGTGCCGTATCATAATTCTCCAAAGTTACCGGATCATCAGGATCCGGTCGCCCTTCAGGGGTCGCCAACGGGTCCACAAACGCCGCCGAATAAATACCGTGCTCCGCCGTCAGTGGCAGTGTTCCGCAAATAAGATCGCGCCAAGACGGGATAGGACGGGCTGATGCCGCCGCCGGCCATCCGCCACCCGCCACCAAATGCCACAACGGACGCAGCGGACGCCCGTCGTCCAAATAAATACGCACGCTATTGTCCGCCGTGTTGAACGACACCGACGCTGTCGGCGGCAGGCACGCCGTCCACTTGAGTTCCTTCAGTACCCGTGTTAGTAGGTCAGGTCGCATAGAGAACCCAATCGTGCCACCATTAATTTGGACCGACGCTGCTGTTACTACGACCGACGGGGTCGCCGCCGCCACATCCGTAACTCCGCCGCGCGTTAGCAACCACTGTGTCAGCTGTGTTGCGGGGCACGCCACACTAATCGCAGTAAGAATACTCATATTCTTGGTCACACCGATATGACCACCCGTTGGTGTCTCGCTTGTACAGAAATAGCCGACCTGGCTTGGATGGAGATGACGAGGTCCTACCGATTTCATGGAAGTATCAAAATCGCTCACCACGCGGCGTACATGACTCATCGCATCCATGTATGAAATACGGGCAAGCGGCTGGATTACGCCGCTCTTCAAATTATACTGATTCGTTCCCCATTTTCCGCGGAATCCACGCATAATACTATCGTTGAGTGGTCCCGCCGCCAGAACATTTCCAATATTTCCAGGACTGAAAATATTCAAGAAATTCTCATCCGTGTAGAGACTCTTATTGTAATTGTACATCTTATCAACTTGTAGGCGCACCGCTTTCTTCCAGTCCTTCCAACAGTCGCTGAATAGTCCGCGTAACAGGGTACCCGTCGGTAGTAGACGCTGATTGCGAATATCATCGCGGTTTGTATTCGGCTCCATACGCATTTCAATACGAATCATCTTACGAATCAGTTCCGCAAGATACTGCGCCTTTGCATAGGGGCGATTTGGCACATGACTAAATAAATGCTGGCTGAGAATATCAAGTACATTTTCTACAATAAATCCCTTGGTCAGTGTGCGAATGAACTCAATTGCCTGCATCTGTGAATTAATCGGCACTGCATCATGAATACACGGGATAAGCGTATTCTCCATAGTTGTGGTGGTCGCCGCTGCTGTATCCGGCAAAATCATACGCACAATCTCCTTATCCGATAGCACACCGAGGGCGCGGAATAACGCGAATAGCGGAATCGCACCTTTAACGAACGGAATACTTACACGAATCGCCCCCTCCTCTATCGCCCCCTGCGTTCCATGTAGGCGGTAAATACCTACGCGCCGCGTCTGTTTCGTCACCGGATGCTGGCAAATGACCGACGCGTAGGTTGCAATCTTCAAATCGGTCGGCGGCTTTACAGAAATATAAATAGAATTAAACGCCTGCTCTTGACGGGTAATCAGTACTTTTTCCGCACCGTCTACAATAAAGTAACCGCCCGCATCATTACGGCATTCGCCCATCTCCATTAGAAGCGATCGAGGAGCATTGTAAGTAGCACAGAGTTTTGAGCGCAATAAGATAGGAATACGAAATAGATTGAACTTCTCAAACTTTAATTCGCGTACTTGTGTTCCATAACCTGTTCCATCGGCGTTTGGAATTGTAAATGTAAGACGAATCAAAATATCGGCACGGACTGTCGCAGCGTAGGTAAGATCACGAAGACGGGCTTCATTGGGAAACATACGACGAAGCGTTGTTGCACCATCCAGTGACATAATAGGCGCACCTATATCCAACGATAAATCATCAGGCTTTTCCACCGCTCCGCCTATAAAAATCTCCGTCTTATACTTATAAACTCCCTTTTCAGCGTCCAATGGTTCTTTCAAGATAGTAATAGGATTTTCGGCGAGAATTAATTCGGGAAGTTCACGAAAGATAAATGCCTCATACGATTGTATGTGGTGTGTCGTTAGAAATGTGTTTGGATTCGCATCAAAGTAACGCTGGAAAAGTTCCGGGGCACTATCGGCGAGTGAAGGGGATACTTCAGCACCCTGTGGCTGGCACACACCTGCTTGCTGGCTCATTACCTCTCTGTTTGTGTATAGACCTTTCGTGCGCTTAGATGCCGCTCAATCCTTTGTAATCCTTGCTTGGCAAGGAGAGCAAAGAGTATTTAATGATATGTGCGAACCGACTGCTGACCTGCCGCCATATTTGCAGCAATAGAGCTCTGTGACATCGCAGTGTGAGAAGCAGAAGCAGCCGCATTTGCGGCAGCAGAACCAGTTCCGCCCATAGTATCAGCAGTACCCGCCGGCGTACCTGCGCCAGTCAGCGTTAGCGGTGTAGGGCTGTAGGGAGCCGAGCCCGCCATCATTGTAAACGCAGAGTTAATAGGCGTAATCATGTTCGGGTTGAGCGCCTGTGCAGCGCCGGCACCCGTATACGACCATGTAGGAACCTCTGCCGGCGAAGGTGCGGGGTACTGAGGAATCTGTCCCGTCCATGTGCTATACAGATTCTGTGCAGAATTCGGGTAGACTGACGCAAAGAAGGGGCGGCTCAACGACTCCAAATAGCTACCACCATGCATGCGGCGATTGCGGTTTGTTCGTCGCTTGCGATTCGTACGCTGCTTACGATTGTGACGCGTCTTACGGTTCATAGTCTGCATCTTCCGCGTTTTGCGCGCATTTCGCGACTTACGGTTGGCTCTCTTATTTGCCATCTCTATTCTATAGCCGGAAGTTAATTCTTTGTAATTCCTGTTGAACAGGAAAAGCAAACATAGATTTATTTGGATGGGGCAGCTGAACCGTAGATTGGCGGCTGTGCCGAATTGTTAAAGTCCTTTGTAATGCCGGTCACCATGTCAGCCGTGAGCGCCTGACCCGTACCATTGCTCTGGTAATGCCATACATGCTTCTCAGGCTCCGGTGGACCAGGATACTTTGGCACCTGACCTGTCCAGGAGTTGTAGGTGTTCTGAAACATATTCGGCGGTGCTGTTGCAAAGGGGCGGCTCAACGGCTCCATTGAAGGCGGTGCCGTTCCCGTGACACTTGTATACTGTTTGCCAAAGAAGTTGCCAACATCATTAAAGATATCGCCACCGCGCTGTCTACGAGCACGGCGCATTGACTTATTTACCTTACGCGAACCCTTACCCTTACGCGTATTGCGGCGCCGGCGACCACCAACCTGGTTAGAGCCCATGTTTGCCGGAACCTGCGGCCAGTAACCTGCCTCCTTACCGCAGCCAAAGGTGAGCGCATTCTGGAAATATACATCCAAATCCTTAATTGAACCAGGATCCGTATCGACCTCCACAGGGAAGCGACCGTATACGGGAACATTCGCGCCGGGGGTCATTACATAGTCTAGCGGGGCACCAACACCGCCACGCTGCTTACGAGCACGGCTGCGACGCAACGACTTCTTCGCATGCTTGCTGCGCGTATTTTTAGAACGCATTTCCCTATAATGAGTAACGAAACTCTTTGCGGATAAATCGGTCAAGTCGGTGCGAAACAGCGAATGCCACTTACGCTTTAACGCACTTATATCATCCGTATGACGAGCAAATGTATCAAATGATTTTAATTTCCGTTGAACATCTGCGATAGAGGGCATGGCAAATCAACGATTCCTTGATTTACTATGATATTATAAGTTGTTTACAAGTTCTCCACGCCATTACGCATGAGTTCCTTAACCCGGGACACCGCATTCTTCGCTACACTGGCGAGACCGCCGCCCACAATTGGCGTAGTGATCGGGGGGAGCGCAGGACCAAACATCGAAGGCGCCGGTGTATTAAACCGATTGAAGACGAAATATCCAACAATACCGAGGATAACCATGAAGAGAAGGATACCGGCAGCAGAGTTGCGCAGGGTGTACTTCAATGTATTGCGCTCATACTCCTCAACGCCAAACTCCGAACGATGGATCCAGAAGGCGAGTGCTAGGAGCACGCACGCTGCAATAAAAAATGTAGGAGGAGCAAGCACCTGGGGTGATACTGCCATAGACACAATTACGGCAAGAACGCATAGGACAACGCCGCCGATGGTGAGGCTCTGAAAGGTAATTGGAGTCATTCTGTTTATCTATTAGATTTTCTCAATGAGATCAACATGTGTGAGTAGTGTCTTCTTACAACAATATCGTGTAAGATGGAGTTCATCAAAGACCACCGATTCGGGTGTTTTAGGAATGGTCTTTCCATCAAAGCAGGTCGGTTCCGCATATCCAGGACCCTTCATCTCGCGCAGACGCTTTTGGTAATAATTCCATTTATCCGCCAGCAACTTACCACAATTCATACACCGCACAGGAATGAGCATGCTAACCTTCTGTTATTCCCGGGTATATTACGAATAGCCTATCAATTTTGATGACACCATGCGTTTAAATCATAATAACCTAATCGTTCCACCAATCATAAAGCAATGTCATCAGTACTCAATGCTCGTGGACTCACCAACAATATCCCAAACGGTGTACGCATTGAGTTCTCCCGTCTCAATGAGAAGCTCGCCGTTCTGGAGGAGCGCATCAAGATTATGGAGATGAAGGGAGGTCTCCAGGGTCCTCCTGGACCGCCTGGTCCCCAGGGTCCCCAAGGTCTCCAGGGTCTCCAAGGTCCACAGGGTCCTAAGGGCGATTCATCCAGTTAAGCTTTGGTCCCTCCGTTGTATCCACCCAACCCTGGATTTCTAACAATCCGCTGTGATGTTTTTTGTGACACGAATCACATAATACTACCAAGTTCTCCTTAGTATTCTTATGTTTGCCCGGTAAGATGCGCCCAGCGGTGTCGGCGCTCGCCTGGGGCGTAATATGATGTGTCTCTAGATGACCGGCGGTAGCATTGGCACCGCATACTGCGCATCGGGACACGATTAGTGCCGGATTGTAGCGACTCGGGTGTGCCTTGCCGTCTGCCGTAAACATTGCCTTGCGCAGTGCAATTGCCGCCGCAAGGAATTCGGGATCCATATCCAGACCGCGACAAACTTCCAATCCGTACATCGGTGAGCCGCAGCCAGCGTGCAGGGTTCGGTCGTAGGTCAGTGACCCTGTTACTAGATCGGTATGGACTGCAAGATGATACGCAGAGACCGCCGGATTTGTAACAATTTCGGGAATTTCTGCGAGCTCGTGTAGGTGCGTGGCAAATAGGAAATGCGCTCCACGGCGAACCAGAGTTTGAATACCGGCGGCAACGATTGCCGTCGCGCTTGCCGTTTCCGTACCGGCGCACAACTCGTCGCCAATCACCAGCATTCTAGTTGCAGCGGATCGTAGAATACTACGAAATTCTGTCATTTCAACCACAAACGACGACATACCTGCCCACAGATTGTCGTTTCCAAGAATGCGTGTGTACAATCCGGTGTAAGGAATGAGTGTCATGGCAGATGCTGGAACGGGGCATCCAATTTGCGCCATAAGAATTGCCAGCCCAATCGCTTTGCCCAGCGACGATTTACCAGCGGCATTCACTCCATATAATAACATTCCTTTTGATGTTTTGGCTCCTGCCGCCCCTGTAGTCGCGAAATCTCCAAATGCGACGGAATGCGGAATATACGGTGCTGATGTTCTTACACGCTCAATAATTGGGTGCCGTAGATCGGTGACCGAAAAGCCCGCCGCGTCGGCTGTTGCCGCACCCCTGTATTCGGGTCTCACATACCCGTATTCGTCCGCCAGGATGGCAAACGCACACTCACAATCAAATTGACCGATCCAGTCCACCAGAGTTTCAAACAATCCTTCCCGCTGTCCCGCCTCAATCCAGTCCTGCCAATGAGTGCGCCACGCCTCCGCCACCGCCGCGGTCCATTCCGCCCGCAGCGTCAGCGCCGCCGCATTCAGTTCATTAATTCGTGCAGACTGAATGACCACCGACGATGAATTATTTGCTCGTTTGATAATATCTATCGTCTCTTTCTTTGTGCCCTTGAGAAACGCCTGAAGGGATGCGGCGCGCCTTGCCGTCGTTGTCAGCGTAAACGGCGCATCATCGCGAATCGTCCACTGAATCAATTGGTCGGTATCTTTTTCTTTGAGTTGAACTTGCCATTTTTTGCGAATTTCGGTTGCCTCCTCTTCCAACAGCTGCCAACGATCTTCTAGCGCGTCCAGATCCGGCTGCTGCCCACGAATCCACGGATGAAACGAGCCCACCGCCACCCCGTCGCTCACCTGTCCACAACTTGTCCGTATCCGCTCCACACTCCAGGTTGCAAGTGTTTGGTCAATATGTGTAATCATTGCCGTATGCTCGGCGTCGTCCAGTCCACAGGCGCTCTCTTTTGTCGCAAGTAGCAGTTGTTTCACATTTTCATACGATGTTAGAAGGCACAGGAGATCCTGGCAAGTTCCTTTCCCCAATGCGAATCGGCGATAAATTCGCGCCAAATCGTACATCGCCCGCAGATGTGCCAAAATAGGAGATTTATCGTTCACACCGCGCAATGTTTCAATCCGCTCCTGCCGCAGATTGAGCTCCTCCACATCGGCAATCGGCGTGAGGCACCGCTGACGAAGAAATCGCCGACCAATCGCCGTTGTTGTCGCTTTTTGTAGCCAGTGAAGGAGTGACTCGTGTGCTCGTGCCGAATTTGGAGAAATCATGGCAAGTTGTTCTAGCGCAGCGTTTCCTAAAAGAAGATAATCTGCCGATTCCCAAATTGTATGAGTGCTCAATCGCTGTAGACACGAAGCATTGTGATCCCGAATAAATGACAAAAGATGAAAAAGGGATTTACGAACTTCTGGATGTTTTGCCACATCCAAATGTTCCTCGACCGACAGGGCACTTGTGGGTTGGTAAAGTTCTTTAAAAAATTCTAGCCGCAGCCGATCCGCCGCCACACCCCCCTCCGCCTTTTTTGACAATGTGCGAAAATGGACCGTCGGTCGCGGATGAAACGCGCCCAATCCCAAAATCTGGTGAAGGGTGTTCATGGACGGCGGTTTTTCGTCAAGCTCGGCGGACCACCAGACCACCGCCTCCGCCGGCGGATACATCGATAAAAATGGCTGAATCGCATCGCACACCGGTCGGTCATCAATCAGCGTGAGTTCCGCCTCGGTACTTATACATTGTCCCGTATTCATTTGAAACGCGGTGACCGCTACCGACCAACGCTGCTGAAGTTTTGCCCCCGTCGGTTGATATGTATACGGTTCAATATACATACCAACCATACATTGCTCTTCGCCCCTTACGCCCAAGCCTCCCTCCGTTTCAAAATAAGTACCTGGGCTACTAACATGATCAATTGTACGACTGACGACTTTATCGGCGCCGTCCTTATTTTGAACGACCACGACCACCGAATAGCCGGCAAGGACGAGGAGCCGTTCGTATTTTTCTAGCGCCGATTCTGGAAATCCCCAAAAAAGTTTTCGTCGCGCGGGATCGGCGGTCGGCTTCGGCTCCACGGCGCAGCCGCAAACCTCCGCGAGTGTCTGGAGATTCGTGGCGGTCTTGCCCGTCGCGACCACCTGGCTGTCATACATCTCAAAAAATCTGCCGACTTGGAGTAGGATCGCCGTTTTCTCACCGTACTTACCGCGCTGTTCCTCATAATGTTTGATGTACAGGTTTTCCATGGATTCACTGTTTGCCGGCGAGCCTTTCTGTTTTTTCGGTGGCATACTACAGTATATTAATATATACAAAATAGCTTTAAATTCGTGGTACTAAGATATGCGGAATATGACGGCGGGTATATTTGAGCAACCCGCGGTCCCGCTTCGCCCCATTATAATATGCGTGATACGATGCGACCGCGTCGCCCTCGCGCCGATACTCCGCCGGCATCGCCGTCGGCGGATCACGCAACCATTGCGTTTTTGTTAGCAACCCAGTTGGCGGATTCTCCTCCAGCCACTCCAGATGAACAAGGGATGCGTGGACCTTTTTCGGCGAAAATCGGTGAGTGTGCTCCGCCACCAAATCCTTCGCCAACCACAGCAGCCAACTGTAATGTACGAGACTCTCGCGCACCCAGATGGCGCACGGATGATTCTTAGCGTGTGATTTATATCCGCGGTTGCCGGTGCTCGCACAAATTGGTGCATTTGCTTGGATATTTGGGGTGCCCCCATTTTCGTGATTCGCCGTATACAGGAGTTGAGTCGATTCCAAAATCATTTTGACAACATGTTTATCACAGTGCCATTTGGCACACTGGCGGGTACGGCGGCTAAGAAAGAAAATGTTCATACTGCGGTGAAATAAGCAATATGACGGCGCACGGTTCTCAATTTTTCCCGAACGGGGGTGGCTACAATACAATTAAATCGGCGCAAGGGTGGACCCTTGCCTTATTTTTAATTGTATACTATAAATATACAATTAAATACGCCGCCCTATAGGAAAGATACTGTGAACTGTCCTTACCCTAGTCGCTATTGTGTAATAACATGTAATCCCGCAGCATCGCACGCATCATACCCTCAGGCAGCGGTTTGCCGCCGGGCTTTAGGACCCCCCGCCGCAGCAAAGTGCGCCGCACCCCAGAGATCGGCATCGCGGCAATTTTCTCCCGCATCCGCTTCGCCGCATTGCGTGCTCCAGGTTTCACCGTAATACTAATACGCCGCTCTTTGAACTTCCGCGTTCGTGACGTGGAAGCCGGAACTGGAGTGGCATTTTTAGCACCCCCCACCGAGGGTGTAGGCGGAATTATTAATTTCTCTTTTTTGCGGGTGGCGATCATTGCCGGCGATCCGCCGCTCTTTCGCTTGGTCGGCAAAATTCGCGGGGTATGCGCGGATGCCGCTGCCGCTCCCGCTCCGGGTACTGTATTAGTAGTACCATTTCGTTTTTTCGCCGTAAATCGTACCGTATTTACAGTACCGCCCCGCATAGGCGGACCAACATTGACTCCTACATCGGCGGCAGTAGGACCGGGTGCCGCTGTGACCTGTTTTTCAACAGTTGGTTGAATTTGTGACGCATTCGCAGTAGGAAGCCAGCCGTGTCCGCGTGTATCCAGGGCATCAGTAGGGGACGGTACAGGTGCAAGATCGGTGCGCACAAAGACATTGGGATCCGACGCACCTGCAGCAACTTCTGCGCCCGTCAGCTCCGCGGTGGCGCCGCCCTTAGTACGACGCTTTCTCGTCGTAGTCCGGGTGAGTTTCTTCTCATCTTGCGGCATCAAACTTACCTTTACCTCCTTAACATCTGACATTAGGAAAAGTGTCTCTATATATAGTCCACACTTTGTTCATAGTACTGATGTGGGTTAGTAGCGCCGGTCTAAAGGCACAACAAATTTGATGAATATCTAGACGCTGTCTTCTGATCCCAACCAAATGGAGAACGCCTGGAAACGTATCCTTGACTTGTATTTCGCTCAACATGATAACCGCCAGATTATCTACCACCAGATTGCCTCATTCAACCATTTCATGGATTTTGATGTGGTCGATACGATTCTACGGTCGTGTCCTATTCGTGTGGTCGGCTCCCCTGATCTCACGCTCACGGGCACCACGCGCGCCGCGGCGGGTACAGCCGGCACCGCCATTCGTGTAACGGTGGAGGATACGACCGGCACGCCGAGCGGAACGGCACCGGCGACGGCACTGCCTGGTGGTCGCGCACCTGGTGGTGGTCCGCCCCGTGAAGTAGAGGTTGTCATTAAATTCCAAAATGTGAGCATCCGCAAGCCCACCATCTTTGAGAATAATGGTGCGCTTACACCGATGTACCCCAACGATGCCCGCCTCCGCAATTTCACCTACGCGGCACCGGTCTATCTAGACATGGATGTGACCACCACACTTACCGATCCTGGCAAGGGAACGAAGGAGACGCGGACGCGAACGCTCACTCGCGTTCTTGCCGGCAAGATTCCTGTGATGGTCGGCTCCAAATATTGCCTCCTCTCCGAGAGCCCTGAGAAGCATCCGCGTGAACTCGGCGAGTGCTCCGCCGATCCGTTTGGATATTTCATTATTCAGGGTGGTGAGCGCATTATTCTCTCGCAGGAGCGAATGGCAGAAAATCGCATGTTTGTTTTCCGCAACAATAAGGCGAAGCACAAGGAGGCAGAAATTATTGAATGTAAATCAATTGGACCGGATAACGAAGGTGTTCCCAAGAATATTGCGGTAAAGATTATTTACAATTCGAAACTCGCCACCGGTCCTGAGCATATTCGTGCAACCCTGCCCCGCATCAAGGCGGAACTACCGCTCTTCATTCTCTTCCGCGCTCTCGGTATTGAATCGGATAAGAGCATTATTGAACTGATTATGGGCACGGTCCACAGCGACTACGACATGATCTTTCAGGAATGCATTATGGAGGCGGCGGATATTCGCTCGAAGCAGGCGGCACAGGATTATCTCCAGAAACATCTTGGCAGCGGCGGCGGCATTCGCGAGCAGCTGAGCGCCTCCACGCTTGCCGCATCAAAGGCGCCGAAAGAGAAACTTATCAGCGAAATTCTCGCGGAGGAATTTCTACCCCACATTGGCGGTGCGGATATGATGTACGAAAAGGCGTGCTTCCTCGCCGCGATGACTAAGAAAGTTCTAGATGTTTACCACAATAAGATTCCGTACGACGACCGTGACGGCTATCCCAATAAGAAGGTGGAACATCCTGGCAATCTGCTCGGCAATCTCTTCCGTTTCTATTTCGGCACGAAGGTGATCAAGGATATGAAGTCCACAATTGTCAAGGAGATTCACAACGGATCTTGGAAGGCGAGTGGTAAGTTTGAAAATATTATTAACACCACAAATGTTTATAAAATCCTGAAGACAACAATTGTTGAGGTCGGTATGAAATCGTCCCTCGCCACCGGCAATTTCGCCAGCGGCAAGATGGGTACGAAGACCGGCATCAGTCAGGTGATGAATCGTCTCACTTTCTTGAGCGGTATTAGTCATCTCCGCCGCCTGAGCACGCCAATTGAAAAGACGGGTAAACTTATTCCGCCGCGCAAGCTTCACAATAGCCAGTACGGATTTATTTGTCCCGCTGAGACGCCAGAAGGTCATTCGGTCGGTGTGGTAAAAAATCTTGCAAGCACGGCAAATATTACCCTACCCTCTTCGCCAAATCCGGTTCTCAAAGTTCTGTACGATGAGCTGCGAATGAAGCATCTGGCGGAGACGACCGCTCTGGAGCGCCGCGATCTTCTGCGGGTATTCATCAACGGAGCATGGGTCGGCACCCTTGGCGCTCCTGATACGGCATTCCGCTCAGTAAAGGCGCTTGTAAGTGCCAAGCGCGCCGGTCGCATCCATCCGCACACGAGCATCGTGTATAAGCCAAGCCCAAACGAGGTCTGGATTAATACGGAAGGTGGTCGTCTTGTCCGTCCACTCTTTATCGGCGAAACAATTCGTGAAATCTTATCTACACCAAATTGTCAGAAGCCCTGGGAGGTGTGTGGATCATGGAATGATTTGATGCGCTGGGTTTCGCCGGCGGGGCATCAGCTTATTGAATTTGTAGATGCCGGCGAATCGGAAAATCTTTACATTTCTAAAACCCTCGGCACCCTGGATCGCGAACATACTCATGTAGAAATTCATCCGTCGGTCATTATTGGAACGATGGGCTCAAATATTCCGTTTCCTGATCACAACCAGTCGCCGCGAAATTCTTACCAGGCGGCAATGGGCAAGCAGGCAATGGGTGTGTACGCCCTCAATTTCACGGAGCGTCTGGATACAATGAGCAATTTGCTCTGCTACACGGCACGCCCACTTGTCTCACCGTACATGAGTAAGTATTATCGTGCTCAGGATATGCCGTCGGGTTATAATATTATTGTAGCAATTATGACGTACGGTGGATATAATCAGGAAGATTCCGTCATGATTAATCGTGCTGCACTCGACCGTGGACTCTTCCGTTCCATCTTTTACCGGACCTATAAAGACGAGGAGAAGAAGAATCAGGCAAGTGGTGAGGAGGAGCGATTCTGTAAACCGGATCCAAGCCTCACAAAGCACATCAAGCTGGCAAATTACGAAAAGCTGGCAGCGGATGGAATTATTCCTGAAAATACTTATGTGGATAATGATGATATTCTAATCGGCAAGGTGGTGCCCATTCGTCTGCGAGCGGTGGAGGGCGCGATGGCGGCGGGTGTCTCGCACTCGTCTCTCGCCTCAATGAGCGCCGCAGCAGCCGCGGCGGCGGTGGAAGCGGTGGGCGGCAAGCGCTACCGTGATGCGTCCAAGATGCTCCGCAATAATGAGACGGGTTTTGTGGATAAGATTTATCGCGGTCGGAACGGCGAGGGATTCTCATTTGTTAAGATTCGTGTGCGGTCCGAGCGCATTCCAACAATAGGTGATAAGTTCTGTTCGCGACACGGTCAAAAGGGAACGGTGGGAATGATTCTGGAACCTGAGGATATGCCACAGACGGCGAGCGGCATCGTGCCAGATATTATCATTAATCCTCATTGTATTCCGTCTCGCATGACGATTGCACATTTGATGGAGACGCTCATGGGACGCGTGGGCTGCGAGATCGGCGCGGTGGGCGACGGCTCGCCGTTCACGGATGTGTCGGTGGATGGACTGTCCAAAATGCTTCGTGATGATCTGGGACTCGAGCCTCATACGAACGAAGTGATGTATTGTGGAACGACGGGAAAGCAAATGAAGACGAGTATCTTTATGGGTCCTATCTTCTATCAGCGTCTCAAGCACATGGTAGAGGATAAGATTCACAGCCGCTCTTCGGGTCCGCTGGTGATGTTGACGCGCCAGCCGGCGGAGGGACGAGCGCGGGATGGAGGTCTGCGATTCGGCGAGATGGAGCGTGATTGTATGGTGGCGCACGGTGCCAGCGAATTCCTCAAAGAGATCATGATGGAAAAATCGGATAACTTTCAGTGTTTCGTCTGTAAGTCGTGTGGTCTGCTGGGTCAGGTGAATCCTCGCGCTGGAATTTACAAGTGTACCTCGTGTGATGCGGTTACGGATTTCTGCCAGATTCGTGTTCCCTACGCCTATAAGCTCTTCTTACAGGAGTTGGAATCAATGTCTATCTGCTCGCGAATTCTACCGGAGTCACGGCTGCGAACAATTGCTACAGATGCGGCGCTAGTGGATGCACCGCCATCGCTCATAAAAGCAAATCTCTAGTTTTAGGAAATGCCTCGTATCCTATTTTTTTAAAGTTTGTTGTTGGATTTTTAGGAATAGTTAATGATTTTCGAAGTGCATCTATTTTATACATAAATCCAATAATTTCATTATTTTCTCCTAGAATTGGATCAAACTTATTGGGATCTGCTGGCTCGGCTGGCGGCTCGGCGGTCGGCGCCGGCTCGGAATCTTTTTTATTTAAAATTATTTCTGCGGCTGGCTCGGCGGCTGGCTCGGCGGCTGGCTCGGCGGTCGGTGCCGGCTCGGAATCTTTTTTATCTGAAATTATTTCTGCGGCTGGCTCGGCTGGCTCGGAGGGCGGAGGAGGCGGAGGAAGCGCAGACACCGGCAAATAAATTCTTCCAATAAAATATCCTAAAACGCATCCTGTAATTCCAACAGCAATAAGTTTAATTGTTGCGGAATTCATACTAAGTATAGTTTTAGATGTAGCAAGTGTTTCAATTTTAATTTTTACCTGATGAGTGTAAGGATAAATGCGGTCTAAAAACCAGTCGGGTACCACCATTTAATAAATCAATTTCTTTTAATCCTCGCGCAGGTCAAACGCCAATTCTGTAAATCCGTCAGGAGCAGTCTTTTCCGCCGAAATGAGATCCCGTGCCCAGGACCCAATCAGGGGCGACTCGCCATGAAAGTCGCCGCCGCCCCGTCCGTTTCCCTCGCATGTCAAAAGTGGCAGAGGATGAATCTGGTACCCTTCCACTCCCTTAGGAACTTTGGACTTATTCACAAACTGCCGCTTCGTATGATTCACTAGGAACGGATACCCACCGGCATTATTGATAGTATAACGAAGAAGCAGCAAATCCTCGCGCTCTTTACAAATCAAATGTAGATTTTTGCCGAGTCCTGGCTCCGCATCGGCGTAATCACCGCACCATACAACACGCGATATATGATGCCGACCCTCGGGTGTAAGTTCCCACTCAAATGCGCCAACACTCTCGTTGTTCATATACGAATGTTCCATCAGTTTTATCCCCAACCCAGGCACCATCCAAACCCGAATCCAGCCGTTCTCGTCCAAAATAACTGCGTAGTAGTACTGACCCATTCTGTTATTCTTATATCAAAGATTAACAAAATATATTTCATTTTTTTTAACAAAATATATTTCATTTTTTTTAACACCGACTTTTAAAAATTGAATAAACGAACTAGTTTGATAAAAAGTATAAAACAAAATGATTAAACGATTTCTTAATATTTTTAGAGATTTGAAGCCGTCACAGCCCCCTATACTTGGTCGTTGGTGTCGTGTAGGAAAAAACAAAAACGATTGGAAGATTGATATGGCAAATACCGATCATTGCGGCACTTGTTCGTACACGCATCCAAAGAAAACTCATACAACCAAATTAACGGATCTTAAAATTAAGAAAGACACGGATCAGTGAATTATTTGTTAGATGCTCAGCGACCACCTCGGCGGATAAGTTTTGCCAACGATTTTGAGTTGGATAAAAATCCCAGAACAATCAGCGCGACTATAATCGCCAAAACTGTATAAATATTATTAAAGATTACACGGCAGACATTGACAATAAATGCTACAAGTTGCTCAAATAAATTAGTAGGATTTGCCGACATGCGCATCGTTTCGCGTGATAACACGGTCCACCCCACATTTAAGTTGCGTACCAAGGATTCGGCGAGCGGGCTACTCCCCTGCGGCACCACCAAATAATGCATTTTCAAAAGTATACGCTCTTTATCTTTTGGAATCGTGCCTTCAACACAGTGTATATCCTTATTGTAATCGAGCCCGTGAAAATCTTTTGTGTTCATCTTTACGCTAATTTTTTCATCAGGAAAGGTTGTAGTCACAGTGTTGTTTTCGTTACAGGCAATAATTACACGGTAGAAGACAACTCCGCCGGTAGGAAAAACCCCAAATGGGCTGTCGTAGTGGCAGTCTACGAGAGAACGATCGGAGCCGACCGCGCCCTTGGGGCTCACCGCCCAATAAATCTCATCCGCCTCCGTGACCGGCTTAATATCCGCCCCAGGAAAGCGCTCGCGAATTTTATCAAAAATCGCAGGATCGGCGCGGACCGCATTCAGCGCCTCGCGATACTTGCCCTCTTCCACTTTATTAATCCATTCATGGTGCGCCGTTGTGTATTGTACATATCGGGTCTTCGCTACATTCGTAATATACCGAAGATGCTCGTCACTGTGAATAGAACCGGAAATTACAGCGAATCCCTCCATTCTACAGTGGGTATTTAATTTCGTGTGGCGTTGAAGGCAACAAGTCCGCCAAACAATGCAATGAACAGCAAGCCGGCAACAAGGGGCGCCTTGGGCGTCTCTCCTCCATTATTGAGCGGAAGCGTCGATAACGCCGACTGAAACGATTCAATAATATTGTTATTGGCATCTTTTTTAGGATATACCTTGGTATCGGTATTGTACTCCTCCGCCGTCACCCACGAATCAAAAATCCAATGAGCGACTTGGGGCTTGCCATCAGGTCCGGTCGTGATCGTTTCTTTTGACGGATCAATCCACCAGGTCTTATTGTTAGAACCCGAGGAGACAATATTTCCTTCAATATCGCCCACGGGAAGGGCAACCTTGCGACAACGCGCGTAACCCGTGTTCATCACTGCATTAAACATTGGCATAGGATTCAATGCTTTTGCTGCGTCTTCAAACATGCCGGGTGCTAATCCGCGGAGATGTACACCGAGCGTATCTTCTATTTCTTTGCCAAGACGACCAGGGAGTCCTCCAGGAATTGTATTAACATATTCGTACATATCGGCGCCATTGCTACAGCTCACTCCCGTTTTCGTAAAATAACGGAGACCCAGGGGGTGCTGGGTCATCTTCGGTTGGCGGAAATCTGCCGCTGCCATGCCGCTGGATTCGCCGTAACCAATAACACTACCGTAGTAATCAATACCTGCCGCCGCATTATTGATGCCGTTCCATGAACCGTTGCCGAACTGGATGCCAATTTCACCTGGCGTTTTGATTTCTCTTGAATAATCGTAAGTCGGTCCGAGAACATCGGACAAGTTCGGCTTATAATTTTTAACGGGTTCTGCTTTGAGAAAGCTCATCTTGTCTTTTATAATATTCATCCCATCTTTGAGACTGTTCATCCCGTGCCTTCTTATTTAGACCAGTGATTTTACTTCCGTGTCGCTGTAAATGCGACAACGCCGCAAAAAAGTGCGGCGAAAAGAACGCCGGCGGCGACGGTTGAGCCGTCCACTGGACCGCCGCAAAAATCCTCAATCACATTGCCCGCCGAATCTTTTTTGGGATACACTTTCTTCTCTTTGTTGTATTGATCGGCAGAAATCCAACGGTCAAATACCCAGTGCGTGGCATACGGTTTCTTCTTCGGTTCGTGATGCTTACGATGATGTTCTTTTTTCATCACAATATGCTCTTTTGTTGTATCAATCCACGGGCGTTGACCGGTCACCCGCGTCGATTTAAGTTTGCCTTCGTAGTCGCCCACCGGCATCGTCACCTGTTTGCATTTGGCGAATCCGGTGCCCATCGCAGCATTAAAGAAGGGCGCAGGATTAAGGGCGGCACCAGCGTCATTCACAATTCCTGGAGCAAGTCCTTGTAGACGAATACCTTTCATTTCCCTTGCGAGTTTGTCACCGAGTTCACCAGGAATACCTGTAGGTATTGTACTCACATACTCGTACATATTTGCACCGTTTGAGCAGGTACCCCCCGATTTCAAGAAGAAATTAAGACCAAGTGGATGCTGATTCATACCGTCCTCGTTCTTGGAGAGACCGACCGATTTGCCGTAACCGAGCGCACCGGCGTAATAATCTACACCTGCCGCCGCCCGCGCAATTCCATCTACCGATCCGTCCCCCATATGAATGTCGAGATCCTGGGGCGACGGAAGTTCGCCTGAGTAATCGTACACGGGTCCAATGAGCGCACTTGTGTCGGGTAGATAGTTCATTACTTTGGTCGGCTGCTGGAAAACATTATTAAATCCTTTTTCAAGCCCGTTCACACCGCTGGAAAAACTATTCAAAATGCCCTGAATATCGCCCATGGGACCTCCTTAATTGAGGTGGCTTATTTTCGTACCGCCGTAAATGCAACAATGCCGGCAAATAGCGCAGCAAATAAGATACCCGCACTAATATGTGAGGAATCCAGGTGGTTGCGGAATCCTTCGGTACTCATGCCTTGAAGGGCTGCTTTTTGTTCATTTGCTGTCGGTCGTCGCGGGATAGGCGGATCTGGCGGCGTATTCTGGTCGGGAACCGAATTAGAATCATATAGGCGTTCCATTTGTTTGAGCACTTTTTGTTCATAATTATAATCATCTTCAGTGATCCATTTGTCCAGAACCCAGCGACGCATAAATGGCTGAGGACCGTTGGGTACATATTTTGAACCGTCACCTGGTGGAAGTGGTTTATAATAGACTTTGTCCGCCTGAGGATCTACCCAGATATTGGGGACTGTTATATCTGGATTATCACTGCCGGTAGGATCGGCGTTAGGAACGGGTTTTTCAAAACGGGATCGTAGATTTCCGTTTGCGTCGCCGACGGGACCCTCCTGTAATTTACATTTGGCAAAACCGGTACCCATTACGGCTTTTAACATTGGTAAGGGATTCATAGCATCAAACGAATCTTGGAGGGCACCTGGGGCAAGACCCTGGAGATTGGATCCGAGTTTCTCTTTTAGTCCGGCACCCATGCTACCAGGAAGTCCAGTAGGAATCGTGGTCATATACTGGTACATGTCGGCACCGTTGGAGCATTTCATACCGGTGTTAAAGAAGTAATTGAGACCCATCGGCGCCTGTTTCATACTATCGTCCACGCCACTTCCAGGAAATGGCACACTGTTACCGAATGCCATAGCATCCATATAATATTTGATGCCGCGAATGTTCTTTTCAATTTGGGGTGGTCCGCTAAAGATATCACCGTCGCGCATAGTTCCGTTTGAATTATTCAAAAATTCCGAGGGATACTTCAACTCATTGGAATAATCGTAGTAGGGACCGAGCGCCATTAGTCCGGTTTCTTTTGTTGTTGCGGACATCCTTACCATAACTTCTTATTTTAGTCCTCTGCGTTCTACGAAAAAAGATAAAAAATGATGAGCCCCCAGAGCCGCCTTCCTATTGTTAATTATTGATAATGTCGTGTCTGTTATTTCCGGGCGTGAAAACGAACTCTTCTGTAGTCTCATCGTCGCTGCCGGCAGATGCACCAAAAGATTGGATGACGGCAGTCAGTGAGTTGGCAGAGGAGCCGACATCAAGCGAAATTGTGGAGATGGCGGACGGTTTCCGGTGCGAGGATTGCGACACCGGTCTTTGGATTCAGGTCCAGAGCCAGAATGATGAAGTGATTTGTACGAAATGCGGGAACCACATGGGATATCAACTGGACTCATCGGCGGAGTATCGCTGGTTTGGATCGGAGGACCGTAGTCCGGACCCAACGCGAGTCGGCAATCCGCTCAATCCACTACTTCCTGAATCATCCCTGGGTACGAGAATTTTGACCCGACCCGGTGATTCCAAGGCAATGCGCCGTATTCGCCAGTATCATCTATGGAATATTATGCCGTACCGTGAGCGCACGCTGTGGACTATCTTTGAAATGCTTCAGGTGCGGGCAAGCAATGCGGGGATTTCAGTGGCAATTGTGGAGGAGACAAAGCAGCTGTACGCGCAGGTGTCAACACTCTGTATTTGCCGTGGTCAACAGAAAGACGCGCTGTTAGCGGCGTGTCTGTTTGAAAGCTTGAAGCGCCATGATACGCCGCGGCGACCGGTAGAAATTGCTGATATCTTCCAAATTGACGCGAAACTGATTACGCGGGGTGTAAAGCAGTTCTCGGGTCTATTGGAGGAGCATCTACATGCAACGCCGACGGCAGACAAGAAGGTGGAGACGCCGTCTACGCATTTCCGTCATTACTTGGAGCCAGCGATTTACAAATTGGAGACGCCACGAATGCTCCATTCCCAGATTGTTGCCATGGCAACCCAGATTGGCAATATGATTGATGAATTGGGTGTCTGCCCTGAGACTACACCGTCGTCGCTGGCAGCGTCGGCACTAGCCCTTGCCTGCGAGCGTATGAGTCTGGATAAAACAAATAATGAGGTGGCAAAGGTCTGCAGCATTTCGGTCGCTACGCTTCATAAGTGTTTGAAGCGTATTGAGACATGGCGCGGTGTGTTGTTTCCTGGCGATTCAAAGAAGTAATAATCGTTTGCTTTAATAGAATGGGAGGTCAAATCTCCGCGCCTCAAAGGGCTAAAGATGAGCAGTTGGACATGTATGGTCCATTTGCGCTTCGTCAGTCGCAAAAATATCGATTGAATATTTTTTCGGACTTGCTTACAATGCTTGTGCGCGATACGGGCAACAACCTGTTCAATTTATCAAAGGTGCTCAACTCGCAAAGCAGCTGCGAATCACTGATTACGGTAATTGCGGATAAATTGAATAAGGAGTTTACTACATTGCGATTCCCGGACCCAAAGCGCGGCACGGAGTCTTCGCTTGTAGGATTCATAACAGAGGACAATTATAAAACAAAATTTAAGAATGATCCTATACGACAGATCTATTGCTCAAAGTTCGCATTTTTTATTGTTAGATTCACAGCACTTTTAGCGGCACTTGTTGCAAGCGTGGCGTACCAGAAGAATCTATATCTTCAGGACGATACTGTGAAGGTTGAGATGCCAACCGTGAATCCTACTTATAAAAATTTAGTTGACGAGTCAATTAGTGGTAATAATATACCGGCGGAGGTTGTGAATTATTTAGTGTCGCGGGGTATCATGCGAAAGATAGCAAATGATACGCGTAATTTATACTATTTTGGTAATATGGATTCAGTAGTACTTGATACAGATAAGGGAATTGTGTATAATGCGCGTAATTTAACAGATACGGGTGTGTTGCGTATTTCGATTGACCGTGCGCCTCTTGGTAATATAACTGCGCGTCCTTCCTCTTCGAGTATGGGTACACAGACAAATTTGCCGGCGCCCTTTTCTGCACCGGCTGCATCTGCGCCCTTTGCTGCACCGGCTGCACCAGCGCCCTTTGCTGCTCCTGTTGCTCCTGCTGCTGCTGCTGCTGCGCCGCCCCGCGCTCCTCAGTTTGGAAAAAACCAGGCAGTATTCAATCCCAGCGCAGTGAATTATGCAAATAATGCAAGTTTGGGAAGACATTCCAATGCTCCTTCCTTTAACAGCAAGGGTTCTGGCAATTACGGTGTAACTGCACCAATTCTTGGAAAAACGCGTAAAGGACGCAAAGCGGGTCGCTCCACCCGTAAGCGTCACCGCGGCGGTGCCGTCTTGTTCCGTATTTCATTAGCGGGCGTTGTAAACTGCTCTACAACGGGCACCTGCGATGTTGCACAGTTTGATATGGACGAGAATGGAAACACTTACCCACTGAATAATACAACATCGTCCCAGCCCTTTGCGTACCGTGTTTCACCTTATTTGAGTCAACAGGCGACAAAGATTAAGCTAGAGAGTCCGGTTGAACGGGCAGCAATGCCACCGGATAAGTTTACTTCTTTTGGTAAGATGGACTCCAAGGCGTATAGTTTTATGAAGTATTACGAGCGGGCTATTCGCGGAGATAGCGGAGCAAAGGAGATCACATCGCCCGCGTTTTACCGTGCTTTCCTACTCGCATCAAGTTCTAATGAGAAACAGGTGGATACACTCTTCTGCACAGATCATTGGAAAGGTATCATGACTGCCACGATTCCTTATGCTCTCTTACAATTTTTGTACTACGACTTGAATGGCGGAAATAAGAGCCCTGCCGCGGCGGAGGAGCTCACGCA